CTGCAGGTGCAGGGTCAATAAACATTTTCTTCACCCAGTGATGGCCTCTACCCCCAGGGTTGGTAGTAGCCCTCATATATACAGGCAAGTCGGGTGCAGTGGACCGTAGACGAGAGCGCATGTAGTTCCATGCAAATGGAGTGGGCCATTGTGTAAGTTCGTCAAAGCCTATCCAGCTAAATGCTAGACCTTGGTAACGCAGAACGTCATCTTCCTTGTCTAGGTAGGACATCCACAACCTCGCACCAGAGGGCGCAGTCCACTGCATCTTTCTTTCTGACCATTTAATTCCAGGCCAAATCTTAGGGTACATCTCTTGTGATTTAAATATAAGTTCCCTAAGTTCTTCTGTTGTGTGGCGAAGTAGTAGACCAGAAAAAGATGGGTGACCCATAAACCGTAAAGGATCAGCTAACATCGCATATGATTTACCACCACCTGCGCTACCACCATATAGTACTTCTCGTTCACCTGCAGCTAGAAAGTCAGTCTGGGGACCAGCATTAGGTTTAAAGATTACATTGTGTGCCTGTTCAATTGGTATTTCGTTTACAATTGGTGCAGGTTTAGGCTGGGCTGGTGTCTTCTTCTGCGTTGTTTGCTTTGGCTCCGATGCGCTTGGCTTCGAGTTCTTCCGCTTTGGCGATTGCCTTTTTCGCATAGTCTGCCCATCTGCGTAGGCTTCCAGCTTTGTTTTTTCGTCTTCGCTCATTATCTATCCGCTTCTTCAAACCTACATGGGATATTTCCCTGCCTGTATTTCGTGTAAGCCAATTGGCTACTTCACGATAGGAGTACTGTTTTAAGTACTGTTGCGCCTTTTCTAACATATCTAATTGATGTTCATTAGGCAGTAGTACGTCTGGATCGTCGGGGTCTAAGTCGTACCCAAAGGGTATGGTACGTGATATACGTGGGATAGGAACCCACTCATTGTTTTCTTTTATGTCAGTTGGTTGGGGTAACTTCCATTGCTTTAATGGTTTAGTCATCTTCTTCCATTTGTTTTGGTGGCATGAGCATTACGCCACCTTTTGTTTCAACCTGCATCTTCTCAGTCTTGACTAGACCTGTACGATCTAACAATTCTTTTGCAGCTTGCATCTTATCACGAATACCTAATTCAGTTGGATCATACAAAGCACCTACCATAGCCATAGCAGCTTTAGGCGCATTGCGTGACATAAACATGTGTGTGGCATCAATGATCTCTTCTTTTAAGCTAGACACAACCTGTGTTGTAGATGTTGTATCCGAATAGCCAGCTAGTTTCTTAGCTGTGAGAACATCACCACCTGCTTCATCAAACAAGACAGCTAAAAATTTTTGTTGTTGTTCAGTTAACTCACGAGCCATTGTACTTCCTTATTATGCCATCAATTCAAAGTGAGGGCCATCAATAAATGGGCGTTTACCTTGTGATCGACGTAGATCAACGTATTCATTCATAGCGTCTTCCATTGTGCCTACATAAGCAGCAATGTTTCCTACTGACCAAGCTGCGCCCCATTTAATCTTGCAGCCTACTTCATTTGCTGCTTCAGCCATAGCATCAGCAATGTTATCGTAAACATTAATTTCCCAAATTACATCTGAACCATCATATGCTACAAGGTCTACGGCATGTGAGTAACCGTCACCTTGAATTAAGTGGCGAGAGTTCATAGTCTGTGAACGTCCTGATGCGTATAGTTTCTTTTGTTCTTCTAGGGTGCGTACACCGTAAGTAACACCAAAGTCTACTGTTGTTAATTCAATAGCACGTTTGACTGTAGCTACCATATCGGGATGAACACCCTCAAGTTTCTTTAGTGATTTATTGCTTAGTTTGAACGCCATCATTTTTCCTTTTAAACGGTAAGGCTATTAGATTATATAATCCTTGGCCTATCTGTGTGGGAGTAGGTAACAGCCATCCTAGTATTAATAATAGCATTACCCATATTGGAATGTTAGTATTTTTAATTGTTAAATTATCTATAGACTCAGCTTCAACTTCTTTTGTTTCAGTTACTATGTCTCTGCCAGCATCTTGTGTAGTTTGTTGCGCAACAACCTGTTGAGTATTCTCTTTGCCTATTTGCGCATTAGAGTTTACAGTAGGTCCACTACTACCACCTAGTAAACTTAATGGACTAAACCCACAACTAGATAATAGTAAGATTAAGCATAGGCTACTTAGAAGACGCATTGCCTTTTGACCCCATACTACTGAACCCAAAGTATGCAGCCGTTACACCAGACACAGCTACAACATACACTGCAGCAATATCAGCTAAAAGATTAGCAGCTTCAGACAATCCCATGAATGAAGCAAGCACAATAATTAATGGATATGCTAACATGCCTGACAAAGCAAACCAAGTCATTTTTAACTGAGCGTCACGTTTGTGATCTTCATCTTCCATGCGGCGACGACGATCTTCTAACATGATCTCACGTTCATCTTGATCTATTTTACCATTGCCATTTAGGTCATAGTCTTCAACCATTACGTCCTCCGAAACCTTGCAGCCGTTTTAGCTGCTGCTTTAGGCTGTTGCGCCGTATACTACACGTCGAATATCGCCACGTCCAATACCAATGTCATTTAATTCACGATCTGTCATTCTAGCTAATTGCATCATAGCAATACGACGATTCACTTCAGCTTGACGTGCTTTAATTAATTTAATAAATAGGTTCTTAAACCATTCTTTCATTTTAACTTTCTCCTGTATGTTAACGCTACATTATTGTAGCTACGGAGATAGTTATATCATAGATACTGACCTAGTAGTACCTGTATAATTTGCATACCCGTTACCCTATAGGCACAAATGTTTCAGTTACAGTTAAGATACTGTCAACATGCGCAGCAGTATCTGGAGTGATTTGAATCTTATCACCAGACTGTAAAATAAGTTCTACATCAGAAAATGTTACATACTCACCTGCACCAAGGTTCTTACCCTCTAGAAAGTGTGACGTGTAAGTATCTGCTGCTACGTACCACTCAATGTCGATATTAGTATTACCTGTACTGTTGTGAATGTGAATGTATGACACTTCAGCTACACAGTTAGCAGGGCAAACGTATACGTCTTCTGTTGTAGTCCCAGTGTTGTGACCCCATACAGATTTCTTTCGTGCAGATTTACCCGATGGAGTAAGTGCCATTACTTATTGTCCTTAGCAACAAATGTATATAGTTCTTCAGCTTTTGCTGTAATTTCTTGTGGGGTATACATCTTAGGTACGTACTGCTTCCATGCTTCTAATGCTTGTTCAGCATTATCTTTATACACTTCCATAGCCTTATGTGCTACTTCCATTTGTGTATCATACGCTTTATCTAGCATATTTTTAGACATTGCTAGTAGGTCTGAACGGATTTGATATGGATTGCTCATGTGTGTGTCTCCTGTGTGTTAATCCAAATGATTACTTCTTACGTGTAACCTTCTTAATTACTTTTTCTGTCCATGTTGGTTTTTTAGAAAGAATATCTTGAATACGGGAATCAGAAACAAAAGTTCCACCGTATGGGTCTTTACCCGCTAGTACGTCACCACGCTGTGTGGTGATCATGTCATCAGTTACAACGTAACCAAACTTCTCTAGTTCATCTTTCCAATCTGTAAACTTCATTTTTTATTCTTCTCGTTACCTAAGCATTTACCTGCTGCTAAACAGTTACCACGTGTAGTACATCCTTCACATGTTTGCATAACAAATCCCCCACTCTTATATTGATTATATCCTTGGGCCATAACAGCCTGTCCTTGTTTAACAGCATCTATTCTACGCTTATAAACTTTACCTGACTTACCCCAACGGTAGCCACCTTCTACTTTTTCTACTGGCATTATGCACTATCACCTTTTACTTTGTGGCAGTAGGGAGTAGCGTATACACCCCCCTGCCGTATAGTAAGTGCCATCTCTTTAGCTTCCTGTAAACACGCTTCCTCAGTATAGAAAGGTTCAGGTTTAGCTATGACCTTACAGGATAATGCCGTAGGATCAAAACAAACTAGCATTATCCCAATCCACATA